TGCCCGTACTGCTGGAGACGTGCGAGACGTTATCGTTGAAGGTGAATCTGGTATTATGAATGTCACCCCACCCAGCGAACGTCCACTCTACGAGCCATCTAAGAGACGCCTAACCTGGCCGAACGGAAACGTTGCCTCGCTATTTACTGCTGACGAACCAGACTCTCTCCGTGGACCTCAGTTCACTCACGCATGGGGCGATGAGATTGCAGCTTGGCGTCAAACTCCGGATGCTGCAGGTATGACTGCTTTTGATAACTTGCGTGTTGGAACTCGTCTTGGTGCTCAGCCAAAGATTTTAGTTACAACTACCCCTAAGCGAACCCCACTACTCTACAAACTTATTGAAGAATCTAAAAATGGCAAGGTTGTCATTACTAAGGGTTCTACCATGGACAACGCAGGAAACCTCTCCGGAGCCTACCTCGACACCATGCTCGGCGTTTACGAGGGTACTGCCCTTGCTCGTCAAGAGCTTTACGGTGAAATGCTTGAGGCTAGAGATGGTGCGATGTGGACAGAAGAGTCCATTGAGGCATCTAGACACTTTGCCTACCCTATGTCTACACCTTTGCGTGTAATCGGCGTTGACCCATCCGTTGCTGAAAACCCTAGAGACGAGTGCGGAATCGTTGTTGTAGCCTCTACAGCAGAACATGACCTTTACAAACGCAACGCTTGGGTTCTAGAAGACGCTTCTATTCACGGTTCTCCTGAAGTTTGGGCTCGTAAAGTCGTTGAAATGGCCCGTAAATGGGGTTGTCCTGTTGTTGCCGAGGTAAATCAGGGTGGTGCACTAGTTAGAAACGCTATCAATACCATTGACCCGACCATCAAAGTGCTCGAAGTTCACTCGAAACAGGGTAAAGCACTCCGTGCAGAGCCAATTACGATGGCTTACGACCAAGAAAGAGTCCACCACGTCGGCCGTTCGATGATGGACCTCGAAACTCAGATGATTACATGGATTCCAGGCGAAGGAAAATCCCCTGACCGAGTCGATGCACTCGTTCACGCCCTTACTGCACTGCTTATTAAGCCACCACCAGGCTTCTCAGGAGGCAAAATCAGGGCAAAATCGATGGCAAACAGGCGTATGCCAGGTTCTAGCAGCACTTTTAGGGTCAGATAATGCGTATTATTGAGGATATTTTCCCTGCACACTCCACTTTTGCCGCTCCGGGCGTAGTTGACAACATAGAGACCCTTTATGCCAACGCAGAGCAGGAAAACGTCTACTACGTGGGTACTGCGAGGGTAGTTTTGACTGAAACCACCGTAATTGTTGCCATTGACAGCCCTGAAGGGCCAAAAATCGTGTTCCAAGAGGACTACGACATGTTTTTGACTAACCATCCGAACGACCCAACCTACAGACTCGTAACAAAGTCCGGTAAGATGGTTGCATTCAAGCGTGATTCCTCTTGCGGATGTGGTTCACGCCTCCGTTCTTGGAATCCGTACAAGACTTTAGCATCGAACAGAGACTAACTATGCCAGACGTATTCACTTTTATCATTCTTGCTCTTGCAGCTCACCGACTTACTCGTCTAATCACAACGGACACTATCTTCTCTCCTCTGCGAGAAAAGATTTGGAACAAATTTTCGCCCGACAAGATAAATCTTGGCTACCTAATCACCTGCGACTGGTGTACGAGCATCTGGGTGTCCACTATACTTATTTCTTCATACCTTCTAATTCCGTATCCTACAGTTGTGGTATCATTAGTTCTAGCAATATCAACTATTGTTGGTTACTTAGCCGCACGAATTAGATAATCAGTTCGTTCCGTTAAACTAAGACAGGGAGTCCCCTTTGGGCATTTTCAAGCGTGAACCAGGTAAAGAACCACGCCAAGCGCAAGCTAGACCTCAGCTAAGAGCATCTGCTCCAGGCTCTAGACCAGTATCCCCTGCTCCTTATGTAGATTCTTTCGGAATCGTTTACGCACAACCTGCTGGCTACAACCAGCCACGTCCTCTAACTGCCGCCGCTGTTCAAATCAAGATGAACGACAAGGGTGAGGCACAATATTTCAAGTCCCGTCGTCAAGCAGCATCGACAGCTTGGCAAACTGAAGCGTGGGAGTACTATGACGCTATTGGTGAAGTCAAGTACGCATTCAACCTTGTTGCCTCAGTTGTATCTCGTATCCGTCTTTACGCTGCGATTGTTGAAGACCCATCAGAAGCTCCTATCACTGTTCGCAAATCGAACGTTGTTGATAAAGACTTAGCTGCAGCTGCCGAACGTGCACTAGAGCGTCTTGACTCAGCCTACGGAGGTCAGGCAGGTCTGCTAAAGGACTGTGCCCTAAACCTACAGGTTACAGGTGAGTGCTACCTAGTTCAGGTTCCAGAGCGAATCGGTACTGGACTTCCTGAGAGCTGGGACATCCGCTCAACTGACGAACTTCAGATTGACCAAAAGGGAAACTACATCATCAACCCTCGTAGAGATATCTCTACAGGTTCATCTATGATGTCGACTGGTGGTGCTGATGTTATCCGCCTACCGAACAATGCTTTCATCGGACGTATCTGGAAATCACACCCACGCTACAGCCAAGAATCAGATTCAAGCCTCCGTGGTCTTCTAGACCTTTGTGCTGAACTACTACTTCTAAACCGCACTTTCCGTGCGACTGCCCGCTCACGTCTGAACGCTGGTGCTTTGTATCTACCAGATGGTCTTTCTGTTGCATCTGCTCCAGACCCTGACTACCCTTACGACGAAGAAGGCAACTACAACGAACAGTACAACGCTGAAGAAGCTGCTGACGATTTTGAAGACCAACTTATTGACGCAATGCTTACTCCTATCAAGGACGAGGATTCAGCGTCCGCAGTTGTGCCACTTATTATTCGTGGACCTGCTGAGCTCGGCGATAAAATCAAGCAGTTCAAGTTTGAGCGTTCATTCGACCCATCCCTAGCTGAGCGTTCAGAGCGTGTTCTAGAACGCATCATGCAAGGTCTAGATGTTCCTAAGGATATCGTTTCAGGTCTAGCTAACGTCAAGTACTCAAACGCCCTACAGATTGACGAGAGCCTATACAAGGCACACATCGAACCGCTGATGCTTCTTATCTCAGATGCGTTTACTGTCGTCTACCTACGCCCTTACCTAATCTCTCTAGGCTACCCAGAGTCAGAAGTAAACCGCCTTGTTATTTGGTACGACCCATCACAGGTTGCAACTCGTAATGACCGTGCAGCAGACGCTGACAACGGCTTTGGCAAGATGGCTGTTAGCTACGACACTTGGAGACGTGCTCACGGGTTCTCAGACCAAGACGCACCTAGCCCACTAGAGCTTGCACTTCGTCTTGTAATCGACAAGGGTGCTATCACACCTGAACTTACTGAGGCAATGCTTGGTGTAGTTGCTCCATCTATTATGGAAGCTACTCGTGCAAAGGCTCAGGAGAACTCCGTAGCACCAGTGCCGCCAGAGATTCAGAACTTACTAAACCCTGCTACCCCTAGCAATATACCTACGCCTACAGCTACAGAAGCGACAACTCCACCTACCGAACAGCCAGCCGCTCCGGTAGCCGCTCCGCCAGCTCCTCCAGGACTGGCCGAACCAATCCTTCAGGAGTAATAAATGAATAATCTAGACCTAGAACTAAACGATGATTACAAAGGTAATACCGACTTAGCTAAGCATCTTGCTATCTGCCTAAGCAGCACAGTACTTGCTAAGTTCATTGCTCAGGGCTACCACTGGAATGTAAAGGGCATCGAGTTTTCTCAGTTGCACGATTTCTTTGGAGAGATTTACGAAGACTACGAAAGTGCTATTGACCCGCTAGGCGAAAGCATTCGCAAGCTAGGCTACGACGCTCCGTACCTACTAACAGACTTTGTTGAGATTTCAGATGTTCGTGAGCCAGCCAGAATTTCTTCTGACTCTGCTGCCATGCTTCTATCTCTATACGATGTAAACGCATCTATTCTAAAGTGCCTAAAGAAAGCTTTCAATGTTGCAAACAACTGCAACGAGCAAGGCATCGCCGACACACTAGCTGGACGCATTGACATGCACCAGAAGTGGAACTGGCAGCTAGGTGCAAGCGTTAAGTTGGGCATGTAAGATACCCCATGTCTGACTACTTTCTAGAGAGCATTCCGATTAGCCCTGATGCAATGAACGCATCAGCGGACGACCCGTGCTGGAAAGGCTATAAGCAAATCGGCATGAAAGAGAAGAACGGAAAGATGGTACCTAACTGCGTACCAGACACCGCACTTACCGCTGACGCTGATTACGGGGACGAGTGTCCTCCTGCTACTCAAGACATTGTTCTAAACATCAACAACAGACAAAACGCTATTGACAACGTTGGCTACGGGCCTCTAAATCCAAAAGAGCCTAGCACTGAGTTCTGGCAAGACAAAGCAGACAAGTGGTCTGTATCTCCTGAAGAATCTAAAAAGAGCATCTGTGGTAACTGCGTATTCTTTGACATCCGTCAGAAGACCCTAGAGTGTATCGAAACTGGAATCGCTGAAGGTGGTTCAGGAGACGACAGTGCTTGGGGTGCGATTGACAAAGCTGAGCTTGGCTATTGCACCGCTCTTGACTTCAAGTGTGCTGCATCTAGAACCTGTAATGCCTGGGCAGTCGGCGGTCCTGTAGTAGACGAAGACCAGACAGCAGAAGAGGCTATCGCTGCTGCAGGATATATCGTTGAAGAAGAGTGGGACCTAGCTGATGCTCTTATCGAAATTGCTGAAGAGCACGGAAAGTTCAACGAAGACAGAACTGGAATCTGGGCAGGCTACAAGCCAGCTGCAGAAAACGAATACGCTTCCATGGGCGTCAAGTGTGGGAACTGCGTTCTCTACCGCGGCGGCTCCGAATGTGCTATTATTGACTTTGAAGTTGAGTCTGAAGGCAAGTGCCGTTTTGCTGTAATCCCGGATGGCGTAGTTGACGTATCTAAGGCTCCTATTGGCGAAGATAAAGATGTCAACACTGGCGTCTACTTCAACAAGTCTTACAAGAAAATGAGCCCTAGAGTAAAGTCTCGTTGCGAAGAAGACGAGCCATACGACGAGTATGACATGAAGCTTAGCGACCTCTCCCCAACTCAGAGAACAGTAAACATGCGTAGAGTTGAAGACGTATATGACTCTGACAAACCAATCAAGGTTTGGATGACTCAGGATGGGGCTCGAGTTATCGACGGCCACCACAGAACAGTTGCTCACAGACTTCAAGGTAAAGAATCGATTAGAGCTAAAGTTTACAGATACGCCGAAGAAGAGGCTGCAGTTGCATCTGGAGGAGCCGGAACCATCCTTCCAGTTCTAGTAAAGGGAGCCATCAAGAAACCTAGCAAAGGACCGAACTTGGAGACCGTAATGTCAAACCCTAAAAAGATTCGCTACTCAAGGAGTACCGAACTCTCCCTACGTCAAAAGCTCGTAGAGCACAACGCCACAGCAGACGAGAGCTGTCTAGCAACCCTAGACATGTTCAAGGCTGTTTATCGCCGTGGTGCTGGAGCCTTTGCTGCCTCTGGCAAACCGGACCAAGAGCGTGATAAGCTAGCAATGTCTCGTGTTGCTGCTTTCTCACACTTGCTAAAAGCTGGCGAACCAAAAAACAGCAGCTACACAGCAGACAACGATTTACTACCAACAACACACTCTAAATCCTCTATGTCTTCAGAAGGTATGACTGCCTCTGGTTTGACTAAGTATGAAGAAGCTTTGACTGTATCCATTCTCCCTGAGGATGAGTACGAGTCTCAAGAGCACGCAGTATTTGCACTAGCGGAATACTCTGGTCTCGGATACGAAACCATCCCAGCAATTCGTGCTGCTTGGATTCGTGGAATCAAGAATAACGAAAACCCATTTGAGCGTGCAGCCGTTCTTGCATCTGCTCTTTACAACAGCCCTGACGCTGACCTACTTCCTAAGAAAGGCACCCTATAATGAGCGAAAACCAAATGCTAACCCGTCAAGAGATAATCGAGATTTTCAACTCGACAAACGAAGGTCTACTACCAGAGCGTAGATTAGACGCAGGTGCTCTAAACACTGTAATCAAGCGTGCGTATGCTGCAACTACTGGCAGCAACATTGAAGCTCGCAACTTTGCTATCCGCAAAGAAGTAAACAACTATATCGACCTAGCAACTAGAGGAGTTGTTGCGAGTGCCGGAGTAAACCACTTCGACCTACTAGCACCACGCCACCCGTTCTTTGAGGGCGAGCACGTTCTAAGCACAGACGAACTACGCACTCAGCGTGCTAAGTGGGTTGCAGCTGACCCTGAACTTCCAGAAGAGCTACGCCCAGTTGTTGCTGCTGCTTACCTACACCCAGAGGGTTCAATCGAGCGTGTTCACGCAGAGATTCGTTTGATGGCACTAACTGCGTCTGGCAAAATTGCTGACACAGTATTCAAATACAACACACCTCTTACTGCTGCTATTTCCCCTGACGCTGAGCTCCCTGACCACGACAACATTTACGAAGAGAGCCGTGCCCACCTACTCAACATTGTTGTTCAGCAGCAGTCTCTAACTGCGTCTGGTGCACACCCGTTTGACGTAGAGCAGAACAGACTAGCTCGTATGATTTACCGTGGCGACTCTAGAGACAGAATCGCACGTGAACTTGCTAAGAACGAGGATTACCAGAGAAGCCTATCTCTACTAGAGAGCGGTGCCCCGGCAGACCCATACACAGAGTACGCTAGAGCAGAGTTTGCTGCATTCCAAGATGCAGTTACAAACCTAGTTGACCCTGAGTTCCCAGTAGACCTACGTGCAATTGCTGCCAGTGCGATGGAAAAGTACGATGACGAGAAAGGTTCTATTCAGACCGCTATTCTTGCTGGTGCTTCATCTTCCTACATCGAAAAGCTTCTAGAAGGCAACCACAAGTGGGAAAACGATTTCTCTTACTGGGAAGCTAGCGAAGACATCTCTAACCCAACCGAAGAGATGGCATCCCGCTGGGCTCAGTTCTCTGCTACCTACTGGACTCTAAAAGACCTAGACGATGAGGACCCTCGTTTCATTCCACTGAACGAAATCATTTCCTAATCCAAATAGCCCCCTCAAAACTTCTATACACTTTTACTAGGTAAAAAATTATTGGGATACACTCCCACGCCTTTAAAAATATAGAAGGATTTCAATGTCTGGTTATCTAGAAAACTTGTTCAACGGCGACGACGAGAACATCAACCCGCTCACTGCTGGCATCGGCTTCAATGATGGTGCTAACAAGGGATTCTGGCGTATCCAGCCACGTATTCCAAAGCGTAGAAGAGGTGCTGGTCAGTGGATTGAGATGGGTGCAGAGATTCGCTCTGCCCTAAAAGTCTCTGGTCAGGTTGTTTCAGTAATTGGACGAGCACTAGGTTCTGCCGGAAGCTCAGATACAGTACGTATGCTTATTCAGGGCATGGCGGACAAGGGTATCCCTGATGGCATGTACGAACTGCTGACCAAGCACGTTGACCTTATTGGTGGAACTCTTCCAGACGAGTATCTACGTTCTAAGGGAATCGACCCGGATGCTGGTGGAGACTCTCTAAACTCAATCGAATCCTCACCTGACCTTCCAAACATCGAAGACCTAGACCCTAGCCCAATCACCGAAGACGACCTCCGCCTCGTCAATGATGGAATCAACTCTCCAGAAGGTAGACAGCTTTCAGCTTACAAAGAGTCAGCTGAAGGTAAGGCAGTTGCACAGCTAGACGACGTAACTGAAGCTGACCTTGCTGAAGGCCGTAAGAGCGTTCAAGAATATATGGATGAGAATGGCGTCACGAGGGATGAAGGCGGCATGTTCCAGCTTGCTACAGACCGACCTCAAAATAAATATAAAGGCCTAAAAGAAACTTCCCCTGGAAGTGGCATCTGGGATTACAAAGATGGCTCAAACAATTATCGCCTAAAGCAGAATAGAGCTGGAAAGTGGGAACTTTACGCTGACGGTGCTAACTCTGACTACGAGTACGACACCGCTGCAGATAGACGAAACTCACGCGGAATGTTTGAAAAGCTTGATAGCGGACCAGGCTACAACAGCGTAGATGACGTCATGGACAAATTCTTTGGTGTAGAGCCTATTTCTAGAAAAGCTGCAAAGCCAACCCCAGACGCTGACGCGTTAGATGTTATGGGCGATGAGGCAGCCGCAGCTAGAGATTCTTGGAGACAAAGATTCCCTGCTCTTGCAAGTGGAGATGTAGACGCTCTGTCCTCACCTGAGGGTCTAGATGCGATGAAGACTATTCTTAATGAAGCTGCTGTTAAAAACCCAGACTTTTACAAGTCCGCATTAGACGCTATTAATGACCCAAGCACTTCTGGTTCAGAGAAACTACAGAATATTGCGGACGCTCTTCCACTTAGAACAGGCACTAACCCTGACGGTAGCCCTCTAAGCTACAGCGACGGAAACTCTAACAGAGAAACACTAATCTCTGCCCGTGGAGTTTTAGAGGAAGCTCTATATAAAGCCGGAATCAATACTTCAAATGATGACGTCTACAAAAGAAGAGCAGACAGACTTGTAAAAGATGCTATGGCTGGAAAGCCAGCTCCAGACCTAGATGCTGTGCAAACTGACATAGCTGATGGTGATGACGAAGAAGACCTATTAGGTGACGTCACTCTAGACCCAATCGAAGAGGACTTAGGTCCTGATGTAGATACTTCAGATTTTGACCGCCCTATTGTTGAAAAGGGCCCTGTTCCGGTATCACAAATCGAACCTGGAGATTTTATAACCAACCCTGACACCGATGAACTTATGAGGGTAGACGACATCGAGTTTAACGATAAGGGCGTTGCCACAGTCAGCGGTCAAGATAGAGATGGTGTTTTTAGAGAGTTTAACTCATCCCCAGGCAGCTCTGTCCGCAGAGTCGTTCATGGCGAGCCTGGAGACGAATCTATCGAAGACGGGCCTACCGCAGGTCCTGCAGTATCTATCCCTACCCCAGATACTATTGTCCCCAAAGAAGCTACTGTTCCGAAGAACGCAAAGCCAGCTGACCATGACAACATTGAAGTTGGAGACACAGTCTGGAATGCCGATGGCGTCGAGATTGGAACTGTTAGAAAGATTCTAGAAAAAAGCGTTGACAATCGTTTTAGAATGTACACTAAGGCCGAAGTTGTAGACTCTAACGGAAAAGTCTCTACAACTAAGTTTATGGAAGATAAGGAATACAGCAAGGTTCCGAAGCCTGAAAAAGCAATTGCTCCTAAAGAACCAGTTGCCCCTACTCAGCCTGCTGAAATTGCAGAACCAGTTGTTGTACCTACCCCACAGGCAGAACCAGCCGGAGCCCCTGCAGGCCCTCCTGGACCTCCTGATGGCCCTCAGGTTGCACCTGGAGGTCAGGGACCTGATGGACCAGACGACTTAACCCCTCCAACTAAGAAGGCAGAGTCTCTAGTTCCTGGCGACACAATCTACAACGCTAACGGAACCTCCGGAACTGTAGACAGTGTTTCTAGTGACAACGGTAAGGTTACTGTTAACTACACTGATAGCAACGGCGAAGCTAAGAGCAAGAGATTCCTAGAAGGCTCTGACGTTAACACTACCCCTGTAACTCCTAGACCGGACGCAGATGCTACTGGAAACCCTATCTCTGAAGAGCAAAAGGATATTCTAGAAGACCTAGATGCTATGGACTCAGGCGACCCGATTGAAGACGAAGATTTGCGTGAACGTCTAATGGATGCGTACAATGCTATGCAGGATGGCGACTTCCAGGATGAGGGCGAAATCCAAGACCTTATCGATGAAGTCAATGACTACTACCTAGCTAAGAACCCTGTAAGAGAAGATAAACCTCTCCCTGAAGTTCACGATAGAGACATGAAACCTGCTATTCGTAGCGAAGCTGAAATGCAAGAAACTAAAGGCAGTGGAAATAAAGCTAGAGGCACCGAAGCCAATGGAGATAGAATCCAGTCTCAGCTTGAAGAAGACTACCCAGATGGTCACTACATAGCAGACCCTGACGACGATTTTACCGGAGGATTTATAACTCACCGTCAAACAATCGACGGTGGCAAGGCTAGACACGAGATTATCGTCAAGCGTACTATTGGAAACCAGTTCTTAGTTGTAAACAGATTTACTGACTTAGCAACAGGAGAGGTAAAAGACTTTATCTCTCACGACTACAGAGATACTTACAGTGCTATTCATGGTAAGACCAATGGTATCGAGAAGATGGCTCAGTTCTTTGCTGGAACTCTAAGACCTGCTTCCGGAGGCGGAGCTAAGGTAAATCCTGGAGATAAGTTTACTGGAGACAAGGCCTACTTCAACTATGGTGGCGACTGGAAACGCAAGATGACATACTGGCGTGGAAAGTATAACAAGACGGGCAGAACCTTAGACGACATCAACAAGATGACGAATAAAGAGCAAAAAGCTACTATCTTGGACGAACTAAAGAATAAGTATAACGGCGATTTAACCGAGATGAACGCTGCTCACACTCTACAGGATATGCGTATGCTAACTCTAGAAGAGAAGATAGCTATTAGCCTAGACGGTGAATCTGAACGTCAAAACACTACTACAGATATAGTTGTCGGTAACATAGAGCGTAGTAAAGTTCAGTCAATGATAGACGCTATGAAGAGCTCTAACCGCACGGATGGTAGAGATAGGTTCCAAGAACTTATGAACCTACTACCCGAAGACAGTGCTGAAGCTAAAAAGATAGTAATGAAGTTCCTTCGTCAAATGCTTAAAGAAGATTTGGACAGGAGCGGTATTACCGGTACTCAGCGTACTAAAGCTCTTCAGAAGCTATCCGCTATTGTTACTAACTACGTGAAAAATGCTGACAAGAAGTGGTCAGTAGAAAACGAGATGAGATTCCCTCACGTTTCTGGTAGCGGTATCGTAGTTGCAAAGCGTGGAGACAAGGCTGAATGGACCACCAACACAGGCGAGAAGGTTGTCGGTATCATTGTAGGCCTGAGAAGACAGAGCGGCCCTAGAGGAAACGACGACTTCGTTAGAATGCAGTTCCTGGACCCTAAAACTGGAAAACTACGTACAGAGAACTCTGACCTAGCGGCGACTAGAATGAGGATAGTAGACCCTAGCACTCCAGTAAGTGAATATACGGGCTGGGATAGAAACGTACCTCTAGCCTTTAAGCGTGGTGGCCAAGAATTTGCCGACAGACGTCAACGAGCTTTGTCTCGTCGTACAGAGAAAAGAAGAATTAGACTTCTTGGCTCCGATGGCATCCCTCAGGACGATAGCTCAGAGACTGTTGAAGTAGTCCCTAACGGGCTAACTAAACAGGCCACTCAGCTAGTGGCTGGAGACACTATCTATGATACCAAGGGTAATGCTCTAGGTTCAGTAGTAAAAGTCAAGATAACTACAGCTGAAGATGAGCCAGTTGTTGCCGTTATGTATAAAGATGCTAATGGCGATATTAAGAGGATTGGTTACAAGCCCGACAAACTGATTGGCCCTGACTCCCCAAAAGCGTAGCAGGTAACTCCCCGTCCGGGAAACCTGCACCTGACGCGGATGAGTTGCCGAACTCTCTTAAAAATGAGCCGTTAGATATCGACCTGTCTTGGGTAGATTTTGACGACGAATCGGATGAAGACGACGTAACTGGTGCTCCGCCTACCCTAGACCCTGGTCAAGAGTTAGATAATACGCTCTCTGAAGCATCTAAAGATGACAATGAGAGAGTTGGGGCTAAGCAACTTAGCTCAGACATCGATGACCAGCTTTTAGCAACTATTACTGACTTTGAAGCTGTTCATGTTTCTAACCTAGAGTTAGCATCACTACTTGCTAGAGAAAAATTAATTGATGCGTTAGAAGCTGACCCTGAAAACCCTCTTGCAATAGCATCAGCTAAAGAACGATACATGGATGCGCTGAAAAACCAGCTAAACTTCCACGAATTCCTTGCTAAAAAATATGCAAGTTTCTTAACAGATTATTTCAAAAATAGACTAAAAAATGAGCCGCTACTTTCTAAAGCTGAAATTGCAAAAGTAAACTCCAAGATTGTTCCGGTTGACGTACAATTTCTAGGGCGAAGCGACCCGGAGATTGGCATTGCATTAAGTGCCTCGCTCGTGCGAAGTTACCGAAAAGCAATAGATAAAAAATTCGGATTAGGCAATATAGGGGAAGATTTCTTCCGCACACCAGCCAGGATGAGGCAGCACCAAGCAGCTGTTAGAAAACTTGCCTCGGAACTAGACCTACCTGAGGGATGGGAGCCTGTTCTTGATGACTACGAGAATGCTTTAGATGAGATATCTAAAATTCCTGGCCGTATGGAGAGAAGAGCGGCTTACAAAGCATATGCTCTAGACTCCAGACCAAGACACTTTATTGTAAAGCACTCAGACCCTGCTCTAAATAAACACGATTTAATGTTTGAGCTGGACTCAAAGGATACATCCTTGATTGCTACCCCCGAAGAAGTGCGAACTGTTCTAAATGCCTTTAATAGCTTCAATGATGTTATAAACCTATCTAATTTGCAAGGGGTGAGGACTGACAGTTTATTAGGTACATATAACAGAACCGGTGGTCTTAAAATAATTATTGGAAACCACCAACCTATATCAAAAGCGGACAAGAAAAAAATTGGTACTGATGATATTACGGAGGTCATAGATAAAAATAATGGTATGACTTCTGTTGACGGAAGACTTTACCTAAATCTTGCTAATATTAGAAAATTTGATGACAAAGAGTATCGGATATGGAATCTTGGAAGATACTGGAGAAGTATTAACAATTCCTTAGACAAACTAGCCGAAACACTTAAGCATGAGCTCGGCCATCAAGTCATGTATGCAGTTCAAAATATGAATGACCATATAAATAGCAACTCGTCAAAGAGCTATAGAAACGAAATCAACGGGGTAAAAGGAGAATACGGAGATTCCAACTACAACGAGAATTTTGCAGAGTCCGTCGCTAGGTTTGTGTCCACAGGCGAAGCATCTGACCGCATTAAAAACATTCTCTCTAATAGCGGATTAGTCCAGTCCGTCTCTAAGCAATCAGCCGCTCAGTCATCTCCGGATGCTCCTCAGGCAGAGGGGCTCAAGCCGACCCCCGATGCTGACGCCATTCCCGAAAAGAAGAAGAAGAAGTCTTGGTATGAGGGTCTAGGTACTATTGGTTTTGTTGATGAACCATCTACCTA